TGTGCAATAGTGGTCAAGGCTTCTTCACCAGCAAATGCGCCTGTTGAACTGGTATAGACATCATATGCAACTAAACCATTGGCATCTGTTGTTATCTTGAGGTTAACTGTCTTAACTGCGCCTAAATCTATGATATCAGCGAGCCAAGTCATAGGATTGCTGGGTTTGGTAATCCATTGATTCCAGTTGGCCCATGTGGTGCCACTGAGTTCATTCCAAGTGCCCGTGTTACTAGGGAAAACCTGATTTAGTTCTGCGTCTAGTTGTCCATTGATTGCTGGTAGTGCCATCTTTGTTCCTTATACGATAGTAGGTGTAACCACAGGTACTGGATTAGCACCTGCCGCGGCACCATTGGTTATTAAGTTAGCAGGATTTACAGGAGTACGAGCCTCTGATATATTGCGTAACCAACTAGCAGTATAGTTATTATAGTCCGCAACAGTAACAGTAGTAGGTCTATTTGGATTTAAGCCATCTACTCTGCTGGTGTTTGGTTGTCGCTGTATGCTGGGCAACAATATGGCTTTGGCACTGACTGTACCACCTGCTTTGACCACCAATAGGAATTCATCAAAGCTTTGACCTGTGCTAAAAGGCCACAAGGGTTTATTGGTTGTAAATTGTGTGCTGATTAATGGATAAGGTGTGCCGCTAGGATTGCCATTATAGGTAGTAAATTCAGTATAGGCAATACTTGGGCGTAGATTTACTGTGACAGTGCCTGATGGTGCTGTGGTAGTAACTGTGACCTTTTCCCAACGACCAACACCCCAAAATTGACTGGTGCCTGATGGTTGTGCTGAAGCCAAACGACTGCGTCTATAGATATGCAGTTCTTGGAAACTGGCTATGTGTTGATGACTGTAGGTTAACTTATAGTACCATTGGTTAGCAGTCAGCGTATTACCTAGATCTAACTGTTGGCGTTCCCATACTGTGACCTGTACAGTAGGATCAGCTTGTGGGAATACAGCGTTCAATTTGTTCAATGCCAACTGTGTGTCCATCAAGACCATGTTGAATCTGCTGAGCCAATTAAGACTGCTGGGATAATCAGCGGCAGTGGTTCTGTTGTGTATTAGTCCTGAACCAAACCATGCTGACTTGGCTTCTACGCGACCATTGTATTCAACTAATGGCACAATGACCAATTCTTGTTCTTGATCAAATGTCCAGTTAAAGGCAAAACTCCACTCGCCACCTGTGCCAGCAACAATAGGCGTAATGTCTTGGTGTGTAAATGCAGGATTTGCACCAGGACTTACAGGACGCTTGTAGATTCTAACACCATACCAAGTAGGTAAATTGGCAGCATTTGGTGGATTGATAAACACACGCATCTGCTGTGTGCCTGATGTCAAACGCTCTTGAATGTTTAACAGTCCTATGGTCATGTCCCTGGGATCAACTACTGATCCAGGAGGTGCATTGGCCACAGTGGTAAAGTCAAAGGCAGTGGCTAATTCTTGGCCCTGTGCCGCTGGCAATCTTTCTGTAAATGGATTGAATACATATGAACCCAATGAGCTTTGTTCTACATTGACATTCATAATTCTATATTGGTAAGTGCTTTGTGTACCATCAATGTAGACAGCACGGAATATAAAATCATAGTTGTCAGCAGTACCAGGAGCACTAGGGTAAGTTGGTACACCTAGTGTAAATGGCAAAGTAAATGTCTGTGCAACGCCTTCTACATAGGGCTGTGCAAATGTATAACTGCTTTCGCTCCAGTAGGTTGCTGAACTGCTCTTGTAATAGATCTTTGCACCAGCAACATAGCCATTGATACCACGCACTGAAATATCTTGTTGTAGAGTAACCTGCATGGTCCTAGGATTAGTAGGCTGTCCTGAACTCAATATTGGCAGTGCTGATACACTAGCCCAGAATGTATTTCTTGGGTTAGGTGGTGGTGTAGTTGGCAAGGTCCAACCGCTGACTGCTGTTTCACTGTAGTCTACAGGATTTTCATTGGTATTGGCTATGACATTAAGTGTGCTGGTACCAACTACTGTACTTCTTTCACCTGTGGTGTAATAGACACGACTCTTGAGACTGTAGGGCGCACTCAACAGAGGTCCTATCTTGATGCTGACTGTTTGATTTGCTCCCGGCTTTTGCTGTGAATCATAAGTGCGCCAATAGGTATCTGTTGAGATATTGCGTTTGAAATAAAATGTAGTGCCACTGTACTGTGCGTGGTCAGGCTGTGCAAATTCTAGAGTTGCATAGATTTGACCATTTTCTACTGTATAGGTTGCACGATCAATTCTAATAACTGATGTTAGGGGTGCAACCACTGGTGGTGGGCTTGGAGGAGTATTTGGGCTTGTGGCGTTTCCACTACCACCATTACCACCACCTCCAGCTCCTGTAGGATCTGTGGGTGCAGGATGTGAACCAGTACCACCATAACCATCTGTGGCTGTGGCACGAGTTGGAGGTTTTAATCCTAATGGCACACGCACAGTCCTTGGGAATTCAATACTGGCACCTTTGGGAATGTAAGGCGGCAGGACTAGATCAATTTCACCTACACGAGTATAGGGATACATGAAATCAGGGTTGCGTACACAGCCTACATCAAATGTGTAGTCATTGTTCAGTTTGATACTGACAATACGCCATGGAATAGCACCTGCATTAGGATCATTACCAAACTGTAGAACTGTGCTGTTGATGTAGATGTTGTCGCCTGGCTCTAGTTCAAAGCCATGACCATCCATCTTGAAACTGCAGGTATCTTGAACACGGCTCTTGTACCAAATCAATCTAGCCATGTCTTTGGCAATGGCGTAGTTGGTAATACCACCAAAGGTAAATTCACCCTTGTATTCACGACCACCATCCATGGTTATGTAATACTGACGATCAGTTTCGCTTTCTGGGTAAACTACCTGTTGGTTTGACCACTTGTTGTCTGGGTCAACATAGGTTACCACAACTTGGTTGTATTTGCTACTGCGATCAATACCTGTGTAGGTTATGTCACCTACAATTGAATCTTTGTCAAAGGTAGTGCCATAGATTGTGGCTGAACCACTAGTAATGTCAGTTGGGTTGCCAGCATCTTCAATCTTAAGTTTGTACTTGCCCTGTACATAAGGCAAATAGGCACGGAAGTTGGTCAACATGCTTTTGACATTGTTGAAAATAGTTTGGCCAGTATCTACCACATAGTTCAGAGTCAATATAGGACCAGTGATGCCTGTTACATAGGTAACACTGGTGTTGCATTTGGCAGCGGCTATTTTAAAACTGTCCCAGTCAATGTCATTGTTGACCAAACCCTTACCATATGTGGGTCTACGCAGATAATCTAGTAAACATTCTGCTGGGTTAGTACTGTAGCGTATAGGTGCTGTGTCCCAAGTGTATTGACTTGGATCAGCAATGGTCAAACTGGCCACACGCTTGCCCAAGATGTCAGCGTAGATGTTGGGTATGTTGCCTGAGAATGGATTGTTGTCTGCTTCTTCTTGTGTGGTAATAGACTTCCACTCATAGCGAGCAAACAGCACAGCTACACCATTATAATAATTGGTTGCTTTCCAACTAGGACTGTCTCTCAATATGCTGTTAGCACCAATGCCTGTGCTACTTGGACTGCCTGGATAATAAGCACCTGGATACCATTGTAGGCGTACACGATCCTTGTACTTGCTGGCAGTGTCTGTGATGTCCACAGTTTCACCTGCGTTTAGGCGCCCTACAATTGAACTAGGCAATTGATTGTCATCAATGAACAACTGATGTAGACCTTCAACAACTCCTTCACAGAATGCATAGGCTACCCAAAGATACTTGTTGTTGTCTGCACCTGTTTCTGCATAGACCACAATACCAGCCGCACGACGATAACCGTAGATCACTGGTATGTTGACATTTGATCCTTCACGCTGTACTAGTACACCCTGTTGTCTTTCTGCTTCTTGAGTAGCACCAGGTGCATCTGGTACACCAAATAAACTCATAAAAGGACTGGCTACGAAGTTTACAACAGCAGTTACAACCTTGCCAACAGCTTTGACTACGCCACTGACAATGTTGCCAACAGCTTTGACAACTCCGCTGATAGCATTGCCAACGGCTTTAAAAACCTTACTCATTGTCTAGATCCTTGGTCATAAGAAGGATTTCTTTGAATCCTAGATGTTGATAGAGTGTACGACTACGCTCTACATTGATGCCTATATCGCCTGCTGTGATTTCTGTTGCTTTGTAAACTCTAGCCCAAGCAGTAAATTCATTCATTAATTGTTTGAAGTTTTCTAGGCCACGGTGTGTGGGCAGTAGATAAACAAAGCCAATGTTGGCTGTGATTATTTCTTGATTCCATGGACAATCAGTGACATAGCCGCCAATGAAGCCTACTACTCGTTGCCCCTCATAGGCATTAAACCAACAAAATTCATTCTTGATGGCATAACCACGAATAGTTTGAACCATGCTGTTTTCGTTATATTCTTCCGCTATGCGGGGCATGGACTCAATGGCTTCATCTCTGTAATAGTTAAAACAAATTACAGTGGCTTCTAACTCTTGGGGTTGCATTTTACGCACTATCATAGTTTGCCCCATTTGAATTCTGTGTTGCCTACATAACCTGATTTTTCAAAAGCAGTGTCAGTGACAGCACCTTGAAACAACCAATTGCTGCCATTGTTGGTCTTACGCCCATTGGTGCGTTCAAAGTCCGCCCATAGAGTTGAACATTCAACTGTAATTGAGCAAGTGACTGCTGATTCAGTTATACTGACATTGTAGATAGTACCATCAAAGATTACCATTGGTTGATCTATGATGTTGAGTGTCATTGGTTGAAAATCTAAGAAAGCCTTGCGTATGACCACACGGCGTCCTTCAAAGTGTGTTCTAGTAAATTTACTGACCAATGAGTTGTCTACACCACTTAGATAAATTGAAAACCTACCAACCTTGACATCAAAGTCTTCACTGACTGTTGAAAAGCCAATAAAATCACCTTGTGCTGAGTAAGTGTTGCTGGAATAATCAATGTTAAATCCACCTGTGCATAATCTTACAGTGTCCGCAGTGACACCATCTTCTGCTAGAAGATATAATTCAACGAGGTCAACAGCAATGCTTTTGCCTCTAAGAAATTCATCACGAAGATCATTTGCGTAGGTTTTCATTAGACTGCTGTTCCCCAAACTTCTCTAAGATCAATCTGTAGAGTACTGACACCACCTGTGCTTACTGAATATTCTTGTACATCACCATCTTGTATTACAGTAAATGGTACTTCTGTGATCTTAACACTGGTACCACTGGGTATTGCTTCAACTGCACTGCCACTAAAGTACAGGGTGGCAGCACCTGAACTATTGCTGACGCAATCTTCTACACACATGTAGACTTTGGTATAATTTTGTGTTGGTGTACTTGGATGAATAAAACAAAAGTAATCTCCTTCTAGTAAAACTGTCTTAGTATTACCACAATTAGCCAATGCAATGCTATTGGCACCACGAGCTAGGTTAGCTGATGTCTGTGGTGTAGTGCTAGGAGGGTTAGTGCTCTTGCTGTAACTGATCTCTGGAATAATAACTTGAAAGCTGTCTAGTGCGCCATATTGGCTGGCAAAGAAAGCATTGATAGGCCCAATGTTATAGGCTGTGACATTGCCGTATTTGGCAGTGAATGTGTAAAAACTGTGTCCCATGCCAACTCTACGACGAATGCCGCTGAGTGTTTCACTGGTCAACATGGGAGTGTTGATTCTAAAATTTACAGCTTCAAAAGCTGGTGATTGCGGTAAGGTTCCACTCATTAAATTGCCCTCTGTCCTTTTTCAACTAAGGCATCGCTGACCATTTGTGTGATCATGCCTCTGCGCTGTACCAATAGATCATCAAAGCCTTGTGCATCATTGGCCTGGATGGTAAAGTTAATGTTGGTAACACCACCCATACCTAATTGGTCATTTCTAGTTATGCTACCAGTGGTATTAGGTGTGAACAGTTCTGGACCATTCTCACCAACAATGTATGGATTGCCACCCATAACTGGTCCACCAAGAGCACGACCACTGTATTGTTGTGATCTAATCTGTGCAACCTGTGCCAGGCCCATACCTACAGCGGCTGCGGCTGCAATGAATGAGAATGGTGGTGGATAAGCAGCCAATGCTTTAGTAGCAGCCATGTAGGTGTTCATGATAGCATTGGCAATGTTGAATGCCTTGGCTGCTTCAAATGCTTTCTTGTTTTGTGATCCTAAAGCTGAATACATCTGTGCCGCTTGGTCAATGGCAAAGCCATATTTTTCCATGTCGGTCTTCTTTTCAAAGTTAGCACGCTCAGAGGCAATCTGCTTGGCTGTGTCACTGCTGAACTTTTGAGAAGAGTTGCATAGTACTGTTCAGCAATTCCTAACTTTGAATTATATAAATCTGGAGCTAATCTTAAGGATTCTGTATTATAAGTTACTTCTTGATTTAAGATCATTTTAAATTGATCTTGCATACCAGAAACAAAAGTATCACCAACTTTTAGACCAGGTTCTCCTTGTCTTCCAGATTTAATTAATTGAGATCCACTTGGTAATCGGCCAGTTTCAGCAAGATTCATCATCAATTGATATGATTCTTTATTGGCCAATTTAAGCTGTACAAATAATTCTGCCGCTTGAGCCTTGTACCTATCAAACATTGTAGTACTAGGATCTTGTTGCATTATTTGCAATTCTTGTTGCAAAGTTTTTAATCTTAATCTTTCAATAGCAATGGCTGCCTGACCTGCATCAGCGCCATTCTTAATAGCCATATTGATCTTTAGACGCTGTTGTTCTTCACTTTCTAATAATTTTGTAATTTCACTTTGATTATCACGAATCAGTTGATAACCAGCGGCGCTGAGTTTAGCTTCTTCTCTTGCACGAATGGCTGCAGAAAGACGATCAATATCATTCTTAAGCATCTGTTCACCAGTCTTAAGATATTTGATTTTTTCTAATGCAATACCTTTTTCAATTTCAAGTTGAACACGACTGTTGTCAGTCATACGAGCATCATAACCAGCGGCAGTCTGCATGGTCATGATTTGATCATTTAATGATTTGTCTAGATCCAATGCCTGCTTGTTACGCTGATGATTAAGCACTAGACCTTTTTGTGTCTGAGTGTTTACAGCCTTTTGTGTAACTTCAATTTTCTTATTGGCTTCTTCAGTAGATTTGCTTAGTTTATAACTAATACCAAAGAAATTAGCAACTTTCTTTGCACCATTGTCCAGTGTGGCTACAAGACTATCCCAGACGCCAGTGCCTGATTTGATCATCTTGATCATGTCGCCAAAGAATCCAACAAACTGCTGAATGGCCACACCAGCTGCCACAACGGCTGCGCTTATGGCTGCTCCCATAGCAATGAATGGAGCAGCGGCTGCAATCACAGGAGCAAAAGCAATGGCCAATGCTACCAATGCGGCTATGGCAATGCCAGTAATATTTTCAGCTAGGAAATTTATTGCATCAGCTACAAAACTAGTAGCACCAGTAAAGTCATCAAATGCCTTAACTGAAGTCATCACAGTAGTTTTTAAATTCTCATAGGCCTGTGGAATAGTACTGACCATGTTTTTATGGTCTTCAGCAATTTGTGTATTGTTATACAGAGCCTTGCCTACAATTTCAGCAGACAAACGACCTTCTTCAGCCATTTGCTGTAATTGAACTCTGGTAAGACCTAATTCTTTACTCAATACCTTTAACAAATAACCATTGGTTTCTTGAATGGTTCTAAATTCATCACCGTTCAATGTGCCTTTTTGCATGGCTTGGCTAAATTGATACAATGCACTGGCCGCACCTGCACCTTCAGTACCACTTATCTGTAGGGTCTTATTAAAATTACTAACAACTGCACCTAAGGCTTCAGTTGAACTGCCAGCAAATGTTTCACTAGCGGCTAACTTTTGGAATAAGTCAACAGTACCACCAAGATTACTACCAGTAAGTTTGGCAGTGGCCGCCAATGCATAAAATTTAGAGTTTGCATCTTCAGTGCTGGTGCTAACTGTTCTTAACTTGTTGGTTAAGTTAGTGGCTTCAATGGCCATGGCTGCTAGTTCTCTAGCAACTCCAGCACCAAGGGCAATAGCAGCCAGAGCTTTGAGGCTATTGTTTAAACCACCTAGCGCCCGCTCTGCTTGACTGGTATCAGCGGTTATCTTAATTTGTGCGTCTGCCACTATCTGCTCCTTTTGGCCTTATCCATAGCCTTTTTTGTTTCTTCTGCTTCTATTTTATAAAAAGCTGCCCATCCTGCAAACTCTGCCACTGACATTTCTAGTACTTCACTAACGGTACGACCCAGATCTTTGGCTAACCTATAGGCAAATAGGAGATCTGGATCTCCCTTTAGTTTTTTTCTACTGCTTCCTGACTAAGATCAACTGCTTCATCTACGCCGTTCATTTCACTGACAATACGAATTAGAACCTTGGGATCTACTTCATTCATCAAGGTCACGCGATCAGGCATGGTAAACATCTTTGATCCATCTTCATGACGAGCACGAACAACTAGACTTTCAACCAATGCTTCAACAGTTTTACCCTGTTGACTCAACTCAAGAATCTTACCTTCTTCTTTGAGATTAGTCACTGTCTTGAACCAAATCTTACTATCCCATTCTGGCACTGTAATTGATCGCATTTCTCCTGAAATCTGATTACGGAAATGTGCTGTTGCTTTTTCTAAAATCTTACTCATTTGTATTTTCCTTTTATTTGTGTTAGAGTTGGTCCTATGATGCCTCTAGGCGCCTGACGGCTCGCTCCAGCCTCTAGTCTTTCAATATAAGGAACCTGGTTTTGAACAACGAAATTATCTTTGCCCGTAGTTTTTGTCCATTTACTGCGGGCATTGCCTGTGCGAATAGGAGTGGCCTTACGAGCAGTGTCAAAGGTATCTTGGGCTAGTTTGGCTACAAACTTGCCTAGGTCCTTTTCAAGACTTCTACGATCAAAGGTCACTGATATTTGCATTAGACATTACCTGATGCTGAGAATGTTGCACCACCACTTCCTTGGAAGCTGATACTGCCCTCAACCATACCATCCATTGCGCTGTTGACAGTGTAACCAGTTACGATTACATTACCTGTGAACACTTGGTCATTGGTAGCATCTGTTTTTACATATAATTTTACAGCGATAGGTGCGTCACCTACTGAACCAGTTGTGGGATTGAATGTTGATTCAGCACCGTCAAATTCACTAGGATCAAAGTAGATATCTGCTGATCCACTGAATGAACTTAGTCCCTTGACATAAGTGCGAACTTCTTGTCCCATAACTGTGGTTTCAATAGTATCAGCTGTGATCTCTACTGAAAAATTACGAACTGCTGCCACAGTGGTAGATCCAACTACCACTGATCCATCATTACCTGATAATGTTGCCATGTTCTATTCTCCTTAGGCTGTGAATGTGCAAGCACCAGAACCTTGGAAACTAATACTAGCTTCTACCATTCCGTCCATGCTTGAATTCGCTGTGTAACCAGTGATAATTGCTTCACCTGCAAACTTGCTGGCTGTGTTGTTTAGATATAATTCAACAGTGATAGGTGCATCACCAACTGAACCACCTGTGGGGATCAATGCAGCGATTACACTGGCACCACCTGTTAGGTTAGCGGCATCAAAATAGATGTCTGCTGAACCTGACCATGAGCTTAGACCTTTGACATAACTGCGTGTCTCTTGACCCATTGCTGATGTTTCAATAGTATCAGCTGTGATCTCTACTGAAAAATTACGAACTGCGGCTACTGCTGTAGGTGTTCCGCTCGCGTTATCAATCTTAACAACGCCATTATTTCCTGTTAATGTT